TACTTAGGGGTGACTAACGGGAGTTGAACCCGTACGATCAGAATCACAATCTGAGATGCTACCGCTACATCATAGTCACACCTAAGTATTCTGGCAGGCGTGTCAGGGATCGAACCTGAGACGACAGAGTCAAAGTCTGTTGTGTTACCAATTACACCACACGCCAACAAAATTAACAGGTTTGCTTTTTTACGTGTTACCATTACACCACATTAGAAGACCAACTCTAACGCTGGGATTCGAACCCAGAACTTCTTTTTCATAGAAAGATTATTTAAAATTGCTGAAACAAACCTAGATGGTCAAATATAACAGGATACCTTTTTCGAAAGCTTTTGAAGCTTTTGCTCAACCGCTGAGCGATCTACGCGAATCGCGTGGAGTTGGATTCGAACCAACGTGTCGTTAGACATTGCTGCAAGTATCCTCTAACTGGCTCCGGATGTGGGAATCGAACCCACCTAACCATTGATTAACAGTCAAGCCCATGCACCTTGCTCGGGTTTTCCGGAATAATTCTGCACACCAACAATTGGGATTCTTACCCCAGTGTTTCTCAAGTTACCCTTTCGAGCTTCCTGACGCAGTATACACTGCAAAGACGACCGTGGTGGCGAGGTCATCTACTACTTACTGTCTCGGTTAATTACGCCGACTAATATAACAGGATGATTTTGACGAACATGTCAAATTAAAAGTTTGGTGTTCTATTGTTGTTGCAGAACTCATCCTAAAAAGTGGTCTGGGTAGGAAGAATCGAACTTCCACATCAAGTATCCAAGACTCGGAGACTGCCACTATCTTATACCCAGAAAATAAATTCGCAAGCGTTCCGCCACGTTATCGGAACCATTCACCCATCGGTTATGTGCACAGGGAGGTCGGTACGTTACTTGGAATACTTGACATAGGTGCCTCCGTTAGGCCGTCGATACCGGATTCGAACCGTCCCCACTTTACACCAATGGACCTTCGAAGAATCCTTAGAGGTGTGTCTTTCTCTTGCTAACACTTACAAAAACTATGGTCTCCATAGAAGGATTTGAACCTTCACCACATGCTCCCAAAGCATGGACGCTACCAGGTTACGCCATACGGAGATAAAAACTCTTGGTGCTCACGTCAGGCCTCGAACCCGATCCTCCGCATTACGAAAGCGGCATACCACCAACTAATACTTCGCGAGCAAAAAACTTGGTACCCAGAGCAAGAATCGAACTTGCGATAAGCGCTTATCAAGCGCACGTTATACCATTTAACTATCCGGGTAAAACTTGGCGACTCTGCGGGGAATCGAACCCCGATATCCAGCTAGACAGGCCGGTATAATAACCACTATATGACAGAGCCATTAATTGAATCCACTGCACTATTTGCTACATCTCAGCACGCTTTACTGCAGGCTTACGGCGTATTGACGCAGTTACATAACGAATGATCGATCCTCTGAGCTTACAGAAGATTCAATTAATGGTACTGCGTAGGGGAGTCGAACCCCTCTTCTCAGGTTGAAAACCTGATGTCCTAACCGATAGACGAACGCAGTATAATTGTGGCCGCCGAAGCGGCCACCCAAAGTCATTTAAATGTTAATGAGCATATGATCAAACCTAAATTTGATCCGATTAGATAATCGTTTTGTTCTGTTGCCGATTGTATTAGGAACTAATCTTAACATCAACTGGCTGGTCAGAATCAATTTTAATTTACATTATTGCAAACTGAAATAGACTCGCGCAATAAAAAACCCTGGGTCCTTTTGAGATCCCAGGGTTTCTTGAAGAGTGTAGTTACTGTTTATGCGTAACCGGATCCTTCAGACCCTGGGGTAGACCAATCGCGTCCATTACCAATAAAGCATGAGCGTGCGGCCAAGCTGAGATAGCTCGGTTGCTCGTGTTTTACTGTTGTAATGATTATTGAGGACACTTCTGAAATACTCCGAAAGGAAAGTTTTTAATTGATTTGTGTATTATATAGACGACTTTTTGTTTTGACAACTGTGGTCACCTAAAATAATTGAAATTTATTTTATTTGGTTTACAAGAACCGACTCTGATAGGATCTGAAATTTGTCTAGTGGAAGATCGACATCTTTTGATATCGCATCCATTAGCATCGTCTTTGTTGGGGCCTGACCGAGAAATTCTCCATCATTGTCCCATCCGTACCATTGAGTGTCAGTATACTCGAGTTTGACTGGGAAGACAACTTCAATTGGATACTGGTCATCATCCGATGTGAATCTGTCGACAATGAATCGATAAACAATAGTAGCAGCGCACGCGTATAGTAGGAGGTCGATGATTGATATGTCTGTCATGCAGTAAGTATTAAAAACCAACTGGCTATAACTGAAGCCGCAAATGCGAAGCCACCAATTATAAAGCCGATGGCTGAGCCCAAGTTGAATACTCGAGGAATCAACAATACTGCAATCAATATTATCCAGCCTGCATTTGCGACATTGTCCCAATTAGGTTCGATGTCGTATACGCTAGGATGACGAACTGTAACTGCGGTAGTGGAATATCCCTCGACACGGACCGGTTGTGACGGAAGCGTTGCTTCAATCGTAATAACCGGTTTAGAAGTTGAATCTTCGATGCTAATCATAGTTACCTCGCTTTCAGTCAATTATACGTTGACCAAACTAGCGAGGCAACCTGGTTACTTCTTAACGTAGCTAATCTTACGTCCTTGCTCACCATATTTAACAGCCTCGAATCCGTTCTTCAACAGATCTTCGTGGATGATGTCGTGTGGATATGCTGCGACGTCGTCAAAAATGAAATATGCACCCTGTGGGGTACGTGGGTAGAAGAATTCCAATTCCTTCAATAGTGAAGGGGTATCGTGCGGGCCATCAAAGAACACCAAGCTGTACTGATTGGACATGATCTTGTGCTCTTGGTAGAACGGGACGCCGTCTGCAAATCGGTTGAAGAATTCGGTGTCTTCCATGCACATAAACACAACGTTGATTGGCTTACCTTGCAAATACATGTAGATGTTTGGTAGCGTTTCGTTACGCATATCGTTTGTGTAGTCGTGCTTCATCATCACATGCTCACGGTCTGCATAGTCGATGTTGCCATACGGATCGATACAAACTACGTTGCGGTTGTGGTCTTGATTGCCAAGCACACCATCGACAATATATCGCAAGCTGCCGCCACGACGTGTGCCGATTTCACAAATTGTTCCCTCGACACCCTTGATTGAAGCTGCTGCTTCCTGCAAAACATCATAATCTAGGCTATCGCCGGGCAAGTGAACAAATTGAATATTCATAATTTAGGTCTTTCTTCCAATGTTATATTTCGCAACCAATTCCCATTGGTTCTTCTCTTTGTGTGGTAGCACTTTAATTTGACTGATTGGTGCAACAGGAGCTGCTGACCTTTGCGGGTCGACTAGATCGATCAACGCCCACTCTGCCAATAGATTAGCGATTGTGTTACGTCTTGCAATATCATCTTCCGAAAAGTCTGACGGCTTACCGTCCAGCGCAAACAATTCTTTAAAGTGTACTATGTAATATTTTCCCTGCTTGTGCAGGATGTGGCACGATTGGTATAGCTTCTGATCTTTACGTGATGCTACGCCAATACGTGTAAGTGTTTCTTTTACTTTTAGAAAGCTGTCGTCATCTTTGAGTTTGACCTCAACCATCTTTTCTACTAAATTCATCTCCAACCCCTTGTGTTAGTTTTATTTTTATAAGGGCAATTTGTTGAGGAGTCAGCAGACGAAGAGCAGCTCTAGCTTTTTCCGTGCTATAGCCATAGTATTCACATACAATCCCTAAATCGTCACTATCCTTCTTCAACCACTTCGCGAACCTTTTTCCAGATCTAACACTATTTAGAAAGTAATGGAATTGCAGCTTTTTGTCGATATGGTGAAGTGTATTCATGCGGTTTGCATGCATTACAGTTTCAGGAAAGTACGATAAGGTCTTGTTTGTGATGAACGGAACATAACCGGATTCCGCCGAAGCATCATCCTTATCTTCCATCAAATCTTTCTTCGTTTGGTTGATTGCGTTTACGTAGTCGAATGGCGTCATTGTGTAAGCATCCTGATGAGACCCACTACGTCGATGGTGACCAGCAGGAAGTAGTTGGCGAGCATGCCAAAACTCTTACGAGTCCAGGCAGCCCACGCATAAAGCGCACAACCAGCAATCCACACAGGATACATCATCAGCAATGGTGGGTTAGGTACAGTCAGAGCCATAGTGATGGAGCATCCGATAGAGATCGCCCAAGCGAGGATCTCTACTCCGAACCGGAAAGGGTGCGTTCTGTAGTCATCGCCAATCCATCTTATTGTGCTCAGAAGTATATCGTTCATTACACGATCTCTTCAACGACGCCAAGTACTTCTGCGAGGATCAAGAACACGCCACCTAACATCAAGCTACCACCGATCATGCATCCACCAGCGATGATGCGCAATGCGCTCTTCACGAAGCTGATGTTACGGTGCCAGATTGGATCTGGGTTGAATCTGTTACTAAAGATGTTCATTTGAATTCACACTCCACCATAATTTCGGTTAGACAGGCCACTGTGTTGACTTCTTGGTCAGCAACGAATGCTTGCTTGTATTGGTAATCAGCAATGATCAGTACGAGCTGAGGGATAGCTGATGGCTTGAGGTAGTCCGTAGCCAAGTCGTAGAACTTGCGGAATAGCACGATAGGATCGGTATCGGTGTTCTCCGCTACCCACTTACGAACACTCGTGAAGTCCTTCCGTTTCAGCAGTCCTACCAGCTCTTTCATACTCACTTCACTGACATCGACGATGATGCCAGTATCGATCTTGCCATATGACGAGTATCGTTGCAGTTCGTTCAATGTACGACGGAAGTCAGGAAAGTGCTTTTCTACCACAGCAGCAACAGCGGCTGGTTCGAATTCCACATTCTCTTGAGTGAGGACGTCAGTCATACGACGGAAGAACTGCGCGGCTAGCTTTGGCTTCTCGGCATTCGGAATCTTGAATTCGATAACACTACAACGGGAGTGCAACGGCTCGATGATTCGGTTCTTGAAGTTACACGTCAAGATGAAGCCACAGTTCTTTGAGAACTCTTCCATAAAGTTACGGAGAGCTGGCTGTGTTGAGTTGGCGTTGAGGTAATCAGCCTCATCCAAGATGACATACTTGCGACCACCGTCCAACGACACAGCTGATGCAAATTGCATGATGTCGTTACGCAATGTATCGATGTTGCCGTTCAAGCTGCCGTTGATCACGATGTAATCGCAACCAAGCTCTTCCAACATTGCTCGTGCAATTGTGGTCTTGCCAACGCCGGCACGTCCACTAAGGAGCAAGTGAGGGACGTTCTTGTCATCCACATACTTTTGGAACGTAGCCTTCATGTCAGCAGGCAGAATCGTATCTGCTACTGTTTTAGGGCGGTACTTCTCGCACCAGAGGAAATCGTCTCTCATTCTTGGCCCGTAACGCTAGCTGCGGTCAGAACGATCTCTTCGTACATCTTTTGGAACTCTTCTGCCTCAGCAACTTCATCGGTGAAGTTTTGCTTGTGGTAGACACGTGCCATCTTCTTCAGCTGCTTGGCTTTCATTTCGAACTTCTCAGCAGCATCCTTTGTTGCTTCCTTCTGGAAGTCGCGCTCGCCACCAGCACGGAACATGCTGGCAGACATTTCGTCCAAGTAATCACGAAGGGCTTTTTTGTCAATTTCAATCATAATATAAACTCCAGTTATTAACCAAATGTCGAGTTAGCTTCAACAGCAACCCAGTATTCTACATCTGAACTCTCGAAATGCGCAATGCGGCTAGAAGAGATTTCAACATGATAGTCGTTCGGCAGCAACTTGATATTGTCAGCACGGAAGAACATCTTGAATTTGTGAGTAGTCTCGCCAACCTCAATCGCGAACGTATCGCTACCTGGCTTCTTGCTGTCTACAGCTTGGAGGGTGATGATCTCACCGTCACCCACAACTGCCAACTCTGGTGAGCTCAATACCCCCATAGCACGGCGTACTTGTTGCAGCGTCTCATTAGAAAGGTCGAACACAATCTCAGTAGACGGCATTGTTGGCTTCTTGTCAGAAGTAGGAACAACGATCGAGTCTTCGTGAGCGAATGTGTAGTTGACTTTTTGTTTACCGTCAGCGATCACTAGCTTGGTTTGTTCAACAGACAATGCTGGCTGCTCAAACAACGAAAGTGTACTCAAGAAACGGTTAAGGTCATGGATAGCAAATTGGCTATCGATCGAAGACTGAATCTTTGCATGTGCTAGGACTGTCTTCAGAGGGGATGTGGTTCGTAGCACTGAACCTGGCTTGAAGAGGATCGACTGGTTAATGGTCGAAAAGTTCTTCAGGATGTCGCGCATGCGGGCATCGATTTGCATAATATAACTCCGTTAAGAAGAGCCCCCGAAGGGGCTCATGTATCACTTCTTCTTGTTTTTGTCGCCGCGAAGCTTGCCGACGTCTGCTGTTGCAGATGCACCAATCGATGCCAAGTCTGCCAAGCTGCCGCCGAACACATATGCGCCGACGTGTTGCAGTTGCATCCATGGGCAGAACCAAACCTTCATGCCCATCTTGTCTACGTTGTAGCAGAACATGTAGTCTTCTGACAGGTAGCGCTTGCTGACTGGGTCGATGATACAATCGAACACAGCCATGATTTCGCGTGTGCCATCAAAGTGCTCGGTACGCACGTGGTCTGGCTTATACCATTGGTGTGGGTACGCTTCGTGGTACTTCTCGATCGTCTTACGACGGATCATCATAAAGCCTGTACCGATTTCCATAACCTCAACTGGCTCGCCGAGTGGAATCTCTGTCTGCTTAGACTTAGGATTGAACACATAGTCACCAACGAACTTCTCGAGCACGTTTGGATCTTGGTCCGCGACACCTTTGTCAACTGCTTGCTTGATCTTTTCCCAAGAGATACACTTCTTAGGGTATGGGCCACCCATAACGTCGTATGGAGACTCGTCTGTCATCAACGCCAACAGTGCCAACACATCTTGTGGGTTGAAACCGATATCGCTGTCGATGAACATCAAGTGGGTTGCACCCGAGCGCATAAACTCATCCACGCAGTAGTTACGTGCACGTGTGATCAATGACTCATTGAACAAGAAGTACAGCTGCATTGGGATGTTGTAGCGCGTACAGATGGCTGATAGATCAGCGATACTGCGTGTAAACATACCCGAACACTGTCCGCCGTACATTGGGACTGCGACGAAGAGTTTCTTCTTTTGCAAGTCGCTGATTTCAACTTTGATTTCCATTATTTTACTCCATACTTATTGTCGTGTGATTTGTTGATGCCATAATCACCATCATATTGAGACAGAGCTTCAGCTTCAAAGCTCAAGTACTGTCCAATTCGTGTTCCACGCTTGATACGAGCATTGCCGATCGTCACGTGAAGTACTCCAGCCATGACACCGTGGTATCCGCTGTCGTATAAACCTGAAGTCAAGAACAACCCATTGCGGTTCAACGTCGAACGAGTGATAACCCATCCAGCTTCACCAGCACCTACGTGGATGATGTTTTCCATCACAACCTCATAGTGGCCTGGCTCTAAGTTGAAGTACCCTTCTGGGTCAATCTTAATTTCGTAGTCTGTTCCTCGGTGCTTTTTGTAATCGTTAGAGATCTCAAATCGATCTTCCTTGATCTTGAACACCTTATCGAGGCGCAAGTCAACCGCATTTGGTTGAGAGTCGCCTTCCACAACACACGATAACGTAGATCGCGAGTTGGGTCCTAGAATATGCTTCATTCCCATTCCTTAAATAAATTTCTCATAACGATATCAACACGGGCCTCTAAGAAGTCTAATGGGCCATCGTTCATCAATATCTGATCGACTAAGTGATCATCAAACGCACGCTCAGTAATGTGCCCGTCGTATTCGTATTGCGGGCGAATGATCTTAACAACCTTTGCTCCGTATCCAGCAGATCGCAACATCATGTACTCATTATCAAATCGGAGATCTGTAACTACCCACAGTGCATCTGGATGCGCGCTGAATTGTGATGTAACGTAGTCAGTAAACTGACGGTCGTCATACTCACGCATCAGCATTCCAATTTCACGAACCACATGACGGCCCTGTTGTGCCGCCATGCGCGAACCCTTCAGATTGAAAGTCAGCATGGTGCGTTTGAATGCATCATATTCGTCGTTTGAATTTACATCCAAACCGAACACATGCTGGATTACCTTTTTGATTGGATCCGCAAACGCTACCAGACGTACATCCATCTGATTGGAATACTTATCGACAATCATCTGAGCGACGGTGTCCTTACCGCTACCTTTCGGTCCAGTAAGAGCAACGATTTTCAGTCCAGATTTTGTCATATTATTTGATAAGCAATTGGTCAATGTAGGCAATGTTATGGTATACCGCTACATCATTAGTAGCACCATTATACTCGAAGTCCACTTCTTTTTCAAACTTGCCATTTTGCAGGCCTGTTGGAGAAGAGTCGAATTGGATGTTGTTCATGCCAGCCCATACAGCAGCACTAGAGTCCCAAGAGAAGATGTACTTCTCGAAACGGCTCAACAACCTGATCTCATTCGGACCGTCTACCATGCCAAGACAATGGAAGCGCTTAGTTGCTAAGTCATTCAATAGACCAGCACGCTCCAAAGCATCAAACACAGCAAAGCGAGACATGAAGCGTTGCATCTTGTATGCATCACTACGGCCGCCGGCTTCGAATGTGCCTTCGTTTACGCCCATCGCGATTGGACATGCCAAGATGGACATGCCGATCAAGTCGATGTCGGGGTTATTGAGACCCCATGCAATTGCGCCTACCAAGTCATCGATATCGCCGAGCTGGCTTTGAGGACAGAAGAACGTATCAAATCCTGCAGCTTTGAATTGGGGGATCAAAGCCTCTGCTGCGTACTTGGTACGAGAAGAGTGTTCTTTCGGGTAGTCCGACATAACAATACAGTCTGCACGGCATGCGTTACCCATTTCGATCAGTTTGTCTGATTCGTACATTGGACGGCCGAGCTTGAACATCTCAAAGGCTGAGTTGTCCATGATCTTATACTTGCCATCATCAAGATTGGCATAGTAGTCGCGGTACACAGGATCGGATTCAACTAGGTGTGCTAGGATCAAGTGTGCACCATTATTCCTCGTGTACTTCTCGAGGTAGTGGGTTGGGGAGATGTGGCAGAAGTTAATCATTGCTTACTCCGCTGTAAAGTACATACGGCAACCATTTTCGCCGTCCTCTGACACTTCAACGACATAGTCGCGGGCGGGCCATTGGGATACGCAGCTGGCGTGCAGCTCACGGGCAATCATTTCACATGATTTGTGGTTCAACACTAACGTGCCGTCGGTGAACCAGTTTTCCATGATGCGTTTTGCTTGAATGAATTCAACATCACGGTCGTCGTGGAACACTTCCATCTCTACACGGAAATGAAAGATGTGTCGGTGGGGGTCAGCCAAGAAGCTGACGTCAAGCCAGTCTCCGGTTGCAAGTTTTGGATCGGTTGCAGCAGCAGGGTAGCGGTGAATGCCTTCTTTTTGGAAGGTAACCCAAATAAAGCTCTTTTCGTTCATTTTATAGCTATCACTCTTATGTTAGGAAAATCGTTAATATCAATCTTAATTAGACCTCGTGCGTCTGGTATCAATCCTTGCTTGATTACTTCTAGTCGCATTTCAGGCAGATCATAATACGCCATTCGCTGGGAGACAACATCATAATGTTTAATCCTATTGGACTGCGATGAGCAGAACCAGCCAGGCTTTCCATCTTTTGTTACCTCGAGGAATGTTGTGTTGCCCGAAAGGTTAGCCTTCGAGTCACAATACATCCAATTCTTCCAGGACGACTTCTTGATTCTAAAATCGATACCTCTCGACTCATATTCAAACGATCCGGTTGTGTCTGCAGTAAGGTCATCAACATCGTATCCGATCTTATTGTAGTACTCCATGATCTTCTGTTCGCCGAGAGATCCCTTTGCGCCCGCTTGTCCGAATTTATCGGTTTTATTCATAGGCAATAGGGAGGACAAGCCTCCCTGTTATTACTTTGCCAGTTGGTACTTGCGAGTAGTACGGCCGCGCGTGTCGGTATGTACTTTGCTCTGGATCTTGTAGCCATCGTCCAAGCGCAAGCGGCTGACGACTTTGGAAGGGGATGCGATTTTCAAGCGTGCAGTAATTTGCTTGCTGGACAATGCGGTACCCTTCTTGAGGGCGCTGATCAGTTTAGTCTTCTGTGTCATAGTATACTCCATAGTAAAAAGATGCCACTCTTAATACAGGAGTGGCCACTGTATTCAATTAAGCCTGGCGAGCGATTGCCAAGAACTCTTTGCGAATCTCAGAATTCTGAGCTGCAAACACACCACCACATGCCAGAGTTACTGTACGCGAACCGGTGTCTTGGATACCACGAGACTTGACGCAATAGTGAGCAGCGTCAATATAGACTGCCACGTCTTCCGACTCGGTGATAAATTCAATAGCGGCCTTGATCTGCTCAGTCAAGCGCTCTTGTACTTGTGGGCGCTTCGAGAAGAACTCAACAATACGGTTCAACTTCGACAGGCCGAGTACTTTCTTGTGTGGAATGTAAGCAACGGTAGCAACGCCGTCAATTACCACAAAGTGATGTTCGCAGTTCGATTGGACGTTGATATTGCGCTCGAGAACGAAAGAATCGTTGTACGCCATCTTGTTATCGATAGCAGTGCACTTCGGAAACTTCGTGTAATCCAATCCCCAGAAGATTTCATTGACGTACATCTTAGCAACACGCTTTGGAGTGTCAACTAAAGAGTCGTCGCGCAGGTCTAGACCGAGAAGATCCATGATCTCGGTAAAGTGGCCTTGGATAGCGGCAATCTTCTTGTCGTTATCTTCAAGCACCTTTGCGGTGATTGGGGTTTCGAGTCCTTTGCTAACCAAATACTCGTGGACTTGGATACCTAAGTTGGCATCCGATTTGTGTGCTGGATGTGACATACATCTCCTTCAGGTTATTATTTTACGTCGGTGGAAGGGGTTGGCAAGGACCGACAGACACTTGGCTACTGTAAAACGCAATAAAGCGGAAACCAGTAGAATACCTTTTTACAAGGGTAGATTATATAGCTACGTTTGCCCGTCAGGCAACTGCTAGTTGAACTTCCCACAACAAACAATCAGATTCATAATCGTAATCTACGTCCGACACACGGTTGGAGCATGCAAAGTACGTCAGCAATGTGTTAGCCGCGTTAATCAGGGCAGATTTGTTGTTATACACGGCCATTAAGTCGTCATACCACATCGAGGCAAACTCTTGCTGTTGTTGGTTGTCTGTAATGCCGCTAATCAATTCCAACTCATTCTTTTCGCTGAGTATGGCTACATGGGGACGGTTCAAAATGGTGCTTCCTCGTATCGTTGCGATACGGTAAGTGGTGGGATAACTGTAAGTGTTTGAATAAACGCGGTTTCGTATACAGGAAACGGCCATGCTTTATCGTGCACGCTAATGGATGCAATATTATCGCTGATGTATGAAACAGTACCGTATCGGCCATCTGCTAGTTGTACTATCGATCCATGCTTGACTCTCATACGCCGAGACCCATGCCAGCTAAAATGAAGTTCTGGACTTTACCAACCATCTTGTCTTTGGTCGTTGCTTCGTTGATCTCTGCAATAATGCTATCCTTAGTGGCCTGCTTGCCACCCCCAGACTGAACAACACACTCACAGTATGCACGGAAGATTTCTAAATCCTGCGTCTTATTGTAAGTTGCGTACAAGTCGCGTAGAGCTTGATCGCCTAATGTGTCGTTCTTCAATCGAGGAACGCTTGATGATTGGGTTTTCATAATATATTAGGTTGTTCAGAGCGACTGAAATTCCTGGATAGGGCGAGCCTCTATTGTACCCCCATGCACCTGTTGAAACAACTGAGCACATGACTCAAGAAAGTAATCTTTAACAATTCCTGCTGAGGTAGTCAAACGGAAGCACTGAGTAGATTGCATGTCGGCCCTTATGGTAAGTGGATGATAGTTTTATCTATCTCACTTTGTATCGGGCGGAGTCATCTTCTCGACGATCAGCTTATGGCCTTGATCGGTATCGAACGACACGTTCTCGCGATGGAACTTGACTAGTCCCTTGCGTGCCAACGATTCGATAACGAGATATGTTCCTAGCATATTCGTGCGGAGCGTGAATCCATCGAGGGTCATGTCGGAAATGCCTTCGCCTTCAGCCAACATTTGCGAGATCAGTAAGATCTCTTCATATCTAGGATCTTCGTGGTTCTCTGATATATGCATGAGGGTAATCAAGTCACCATCTGAGATGTTTTTAAGAAAGTCACCTACAGTCATGTATTGCTGCTCACGCAATGTGATTGCAAGCATGCGAGTGACTGCCAGGAACTTAGTATGCTCCACTACACGGTCGTAATTGATAGTGTGGTCGCTGAAATCGTCTGGTAAACTCATTGTGTGTCTGTGCTTTCTTCGATGTGAATGTGGACGTCGCCAAACGTCAAGATGCCATTGACCATTAACGTAACGAATGGTTTCTTAAATTCAACAATATGACCATCTTCGTACGCATGACGATGATCGCCGTTGTAGTTGAAGTTGAACAGATCAATACATCCAATGGAGTCGGACTGAACATTGTACTTGCGACCATCCTGATCGAAGTACACCTTCTGGCCCGGTACAGTATACAAAGCGAACTGTCGACCGTCGCCAAGTTCAAACTCACCGCTTAACCGTTTGCCTTCTTCACTTATGGTGTAGTAGCAAATCTCATTCCAATCATCATGCATCACTGCAGTCAGATCTCCAACAAAATAAGTGCCTGCTGGCATCATATCAAAACCTCACTTCTTACTCATTCGGACCATTAGATCAATATACCATTGCTGGCGCTGTAGTTCTTCCCATTTAGCTTTAGGATTATACCACTCGCCTGTCTTCTTATCTTGGACGAGTGGTTGCTCGCCTTCGACCTGCACTGAAGACAGATATCGCTCGATGCTTCTGCGCTCGTCTTCCTTTGTATCTGGGAACATATCCCATGCTGGAAGACGACTTACAACCTCATCGAATATCCAGTTACCGATATCACCAATCTTAATCATCACCAATAGCACCAACACTACTGGCAGCCGAATGCATAGAACAACCGGCGTTTTCAGTATGTTACGCAGTACTATCCGTGTACGTACGTCCATTACTCAGCTGCCTTCTCGACGGCCGCATCAACTTCCCAATCCTCATCGAAGATTCGGTTGACGAGCTCAAACAAATATGTACGGTCGATTGGCTTGTCCTCTTTCTTGATCAACTCGAGGATCTGATTGAAGTAAGCAGCATCGACGCCAGTCAACTGATCTTGCAGTACCTTAGCATCATTGAGATCAAGCGCGCCAATATCATACGCGATCTTCAACATCTCGCCTGCCGTGATTGTCCATCCACGATTGAGGAACTTCTTGAGACGGAACATTGAGCAGATCGGATAACGGCTACCAACATATTTCAACTCACGAGCAAGGATTGCTTCCAAAGCAGGCTCATTGAACACGACACCCTGTTCTTCAGTGAAGTAATTGGTCGTGTGGATGAAGTCGTAGTTCTTGTGGATCTCGTTAGCTGGGCCGACGAATCGCAAGATCACCTGAACCTGATCGGATAGAGTGATTGCGTTCGTAGTAATGGCCAGCGCACTATACTTGCCAGTACTGCGAGCAGCCGCACCTTCCAGATATGCCATTGTACGGCTTGTTGCGTCTGGGTATGACTCAAAGTATTCGTACTGCTTCTGGTCCATCTCCTCGCCAGCAATACCAGCCGACTGCACCTTGATCTCTACTCGACCGCCTTCTGGTGGTACAGACACGATCGGAGTCTTGGTGCACTCATTGTCCGGAGTCGGCAAGCGGCTGACGTAGTAGTTAGCGAGCTTCGCTGCCGTAGCAGTGTTGTCGATATACACATCGTAGTCGTTTGGCAAGTCACCAAGCAACATTGAAGTGATTGCACCACCAGTTACGATGTAGTGCTTTTTGAGCTCAGCACGCAAGTCGATATCTTCGATCGATGCAAACCAAGCCTTCATCTTGTTTCGGATTGTCTGCTCAATCGTCTTACGCTTGAACCCACGCTTCACTTTATCCATTATCAATCTCCAGATTTCAACAGGTATTTGTTGGAGATGGCTTTGAAAGTCATACCACCATCATTTTGCTTGAACACCACACCCTCACGCTCTACACTAGCGAGTTCGGACTTAAACTCTGCCATCGCAAGCAACTGATCCACATCAGCGTTCAGCGTGAAGTATGGAGCAATTACTGGCACGTGCTTCAGTCCCATCTTATGAACCAACTCGCGACGAGCCTCGGGTAACAGGTACTCGCCCTTCATAATATTATACACATCAAAGACGCGGAATTCGGGTTGTGATAGTTTGTAGATGTTACCTTGGATACCAGGACCAATCAACTCGCCCTGGATAGCAAAATCCCAGAACTCATCGACAGCGCGCATCTTGGCTTCGATGTCGTCCTTGCGAGCAGTAGCCCAAAACGCATTGCCTTCAGACTCCTTCAAGTCCATATTGCGAGAACAGACACCAAACTCACCTTTGAGTTGGTATACCGTCATGGAAGAGCCTTCCAATTTCTCGGTAGCCTCAAACATCATGCCCTGAGCAGCAGCAATTTCCTTCTTCAAGTTTTGCACACGCTCTTGATCGGTCTTAGGAATCAATGACGGAAAGTTGCCACGACACACACCAGCGAGTTGAGCGTTGATCGGCTTTTCCCACTTCTTGATGCCGAGGGCTTCGGTGACATCCTCGCCTTCGCCCGGAACAAAGACATCAACATTAAACACTTCTTTCAGTGGCATCAACAGGCCCTGAGACAACTGACCACGAAGCTTGATAGTCTTCAGGCGTTCGCCCTTAACACCTTCAAACTCACGAGGCTCTTTACCTTTGCTTAGGAACGGAGCCAGCTCAGTAGGAATCCAAGAGTCGATCTCGAAATACACAGCAAGGTCACCAACTTGGTAGAGGCCCTTCTGTGCAACAACTTTCCAACCCCCAACAACAGCACACTCAATAGCGTCTGCGCCCTCGATTGGATTCAGTTCATCGATCTTACGAATAGTAGCTAGTTTTCTCATTTCATTCTCACTTAACAATTTCAATATTCAATATGTGGTCTGGAAGATCTTTCATTCGACCTTGTGCGTCAGGTACGATCATCCGAAATGTCAACTTGGATGCCTTCTTATCAACGATCGCTGCCATCTTAAAGATATCAATGAAGTCATAGTCACCAGATATTACCGTGATATGAGTATATCCATCGCTGATTGCTTTTTGGATATACGCACCGATGAACTTATCGGTCACCTCTTTACCTGTAGTGAATCCTTCGAGGTAAATCTTATTGATACCCTCGATTTTACGCAGAATGTGAGGTTCGTTGTTTCTATCAGACTTGGACATCAAACGAATCAGGTGTGTCTCGGTGTTTGTGCCGACTACGTGCTCTTGATAGGCCTTGATTAGTCCAGGCAGGCGTTGATCGCCATCAATGAATGCAATTTTACGTTCGCGTTTCCAGGGCCACTTAAACATGATGTTATTCCTTAGTTGATAGGAACGATTGTACCCCGTGACCAAATAATCAGCTACGGGGTACAAAGTGGCAGGTTAGGCGTTAGCGTTAGCTCGGACTTCCGCAAAATCATACTCACGAACGATCTTGCCATCACGGTATACAGTTTGCATGGCTTCGACCCATCCACCATAACCTTTATCGGTCCATCCAGCTGGTGGCTTGATACCAGATGCAAACTCACCACCTGATTGCCACAAAGTCACACGACCAGCCTTCGACTTCTTGCCGCTATCTGTCACTGGATCTTTTTGGACATCGACCCAACCATATCCCATAACAAAGGCCGCAGAACACTTCATTGCGAATCGTTGGGTGTCTCGATCGACTTGTTGTAACAATGCACCGCCCATACCGAAGGCAATGTTGTCGGCTGACCATCCCATCGCCATGAATGCACCAAGGATAGAACGGATGGACATTTCATTGACCCCATCCCCTTGGATAAGTCGGACATTGTTAAGAACTTTGAAGCCCTTTGCGTTTGTGGTGTATCCAAACTTCTCTCCTAGAATTTCAACCAGCTGACGATTAACAGCAACAGGATCGCCACTATCTGGACGAATAACAATGGTGGCACCACTGTCAATAACTTGTTGGCGAAGTTCTTCACCCCAGAGTTTTGAAGCGGCATTAAAAACATCGTAACTGTCGCTAACAACAGCAACAATAGATCCAGGACGAGCAAACTGTTTAAGCATGTTTTCATAGGCTTTTACTTCGTTATCACGGCCCCAAGAAGTAATAGTACTGTGTTCGGCTGCAGGAATACTAAAACCAGCAACTCCAGCGTTGTAATACTCACGAGCATATAAAATACCAGTGATGGTATCTGTACCCATGAAGTTAACAAGGTGTGCGGCTCCCCCAATCCCCGCAGACTCCATAGAAGACACGCCACGAGCACCAAAGTCGTGCAACTTAAAATCAATAAGTCCAGGATCACCAGTCTTCTCCAAAAAGTCTTTAATAACTCGCTTGATGCTCCAGCTCTGTGTTGCCACAGTCGTGCCATACCATACAGCACGAAGCAATGAAGTCTCTAAGTAGGTGGTCAGCCAGAAACATTCGGGGTCTGTGTTCTCGACGGTTGCGAGGACATTCGACACCGGTACCACAGTACCCTCGGCAACGGCTCGGATGACGATGGGAAGATATCCGTTGTGCACGTCGAGGATATACTGCCAGCCTTCACGATTGAATGGCTCTCCGTGAGCGGTGAGAATCTCGTCGGCAATGTCAATGTCGGATTGTGTGATGGGGTCAAGTAAGTATTCCTTGATGAAGGCTTGCAAGCCAAACATAACGGTCTTGTCATAACGACCGCCGCGGGATTCAATATAGCTGTACACATGCGAAGTGCCAGCAGGATATTGCTTGAACATACTGGCTTTGTAGCTATCAGTATTCAATAAGATGTTTTTACTCAGTTTCATGTTAAACTCCTTAACAGTTAAAATGCCTCTCGTCTATCAAGAGGGCTTGGGATGATTATATTCTAGACCAACTCTTATGGCAACTCTACCATTGTAACAGTACCACCTTGTCGCTCTACCTCTTCACTGAACCACTCAAGTAGTCCAATAATACGTGATGGCGTGCCGCCAGCAAGGCCCATTCCGATCAACGGAAAGCCAAATTCCTTATCGCCATACGTGTGGGCAAGCTTCTTCAAGATTACTTCGAAGCTAGCATACTCAAATCGATCCAGCGATTCGCCACGACGATTGTAATCGTACTGGGTGTATGCATTAACAATGGAGAACGTTGGACCACCATTGCGCAATACAATCGTTGCTTTAGTGTAATGGCCTAGCTTGTAGATTGCACCAGGCTCCGTTGCCTGGTCGGCATGGTATGCCTCAGGATACTTCTCGCGCACTTGCTTGGCAATGCCGGACCCCATAGTACACATGCAGTTGCATCCATGCACCACAATATCAAACATACCAGCTTCTGCATAAGCGAATAGATCGCCCTTGAGATACTTTATCATTTTTTCTTCGCTTTCTTTTTATCGACCTTAGCATCTTCTTTGATGATTGCGGTCTTCAGCTTCTCTTGCTCAGCAATCCAAGCATGATGATCTGCAGTCAGAGTGTTGAATGTGTCCTCGTCTACGAGGTCATCATTCCAACGATACTTCCAACCAGTCCTGTCGATCGGTTCATCAACCAGGACTGCTGGGGCTGCCTTAGCCTTTGTCGCCATTACAGATTCCATTCCTTTGGTGTGTGCACTTTCTGCATGCCACATCCAACAGATGGCTTGACGTACTCTGGGTGATCTTTCATCCAGTCTTGCACGTACCACAGCTGACCGCAGCCACCGCCGATTGTATCTTGACCAGCAGGATCAAACACACGGACGTCGTATCCATTAGCCACGAGCTTGTTGCCAAAGTCAATCGCCAGTTCGCGTTGTTTGTCGTTCGTGGCTTCTTCGTGCGCATCACGCTCGCAAATAACCGACACAGTCGCATTCCAGATTGCGGGCTGGAATAGTTTAAGCAGACGGCTGACATCTTCGTATGTGTTGTTGCCTTCGTGTGCGCAGTAGTTGAAGTATGGCTTGCGGCCAGTGTCCAAGTACCAACGAACACCTTGATCAGCAATTTCCTGCAAGTTGAGTTTCTTCTCGAAAGGAATCAACTTGTCGCGGGCTTCGTCTGTGCTCTCGTGGATGCTGAACTGCAATCCGACTGTAGGGATACGAACGCTCATATTGCGAATCCATGTGTAATCCACTTTCGGACCACTTGAGCTAATCAGCAATGCTGCGTTGGGGTATCTTGCATGCAGATGTTCGAATGCTTCTTCTAGAGCCTTATTCAAAGCAGGCTCACCCATCGACATTACCATGATCTGCAGCTTCTTGATATTGTCAGGATCCAATCCGTCGATCTGGGTGTCTAAGATGTACTCCGCTTGTCCGACAATCTCATCAGCAGTAAGATTACGGACAAAATAGTCACCGGTTCCACAAAAGCGACAACCCATGGGACACCCACACATAGTAGAAATACAGAGAACAGTGCGTTCATCGTAAGTAGGATACCGATACAACACTGATTCCACAGCAATGTCATCTTTTTCAAACACGTATTTTTTAACATGCTCTTTCTCATCCTCAAATACATTAATATTGGTCCACATATCAAAACCTCTTTACTGTAACTTCATGCCCACATGGAGGACATTTAATGTGATACGAATAATCCTTGCCGCCTGTGTAGTCGGTATGGGTCACATGTTTGATATCTGCCGGAACGTAATTCAACGTTGCACCACAGTTCCTGCAGATTGCTTCTTTCACCACACTTGGGTGAGGGTCAGTGCTTACTACGGTTACCATTACGCGATCCCGTAAATTTTCATCACGTCAGCTGGAGGCATCACTGCACCAGCAACGTAGAATTGATCCTTGGTGTTAGGGACTTTTCGGATTACCCAATACCCGCGCAGATTGAACCATTCAAGATCTTTATCCATATCAAGCTCCCAAGAAGTGTTGGAGAATTTCGTAGTGATCTTCGAAACACTCTTCTGGTTTAATGTCAGCAATCGGAACCCAACGTGCCTTCTCAGCATCATCAGAGCCTTTCACTTTAGGCAACTCACCGTCTGGCAATTGGATGAAGAATGCGTGCGTGATGATGCGGCCACGAGGACTGCGATCAATTGCATCGAACACTTTGCTACGAACGATGTTGCCACGCAGAACTGGTGCTGGGACTTTAATCATTGTCTCTTCGCGCAGTTCACGGATTGCAGCATCCTCTACAGACTTATCTGTATTGGCGTTGACATATCCGCCTGGCATTGCCCACAGACCCTTGCCTGGCTCAGCACGTCGCTTGATCAGCAACACATGGCCAGATTGAATCACTACAGTGTCAGCTGTAGAGAAGATCGGTGGGTATGGCAAAGACGCATACTGCTTCTTGTAGCTCTCAACGAACTCTCGTTCCTTGATGATCTGCTCATACTCTGGTGTATCTTTGAATGCATCCAAATACACGAATGTAGTTTGTGGCACGACTGCCTTGATGAAGTTCATGTTGGCGTCGCGTTTGAAGTACAAGTCACGAATGTTGACTGCACTCAGAGGTTCGATCTCTTCCACATCGACATACTCCCATTGTGGGAACATATCCAAGTAGAATGAGCTGTCATCTTTCTTGTGGCCAATGATGGCGGTGCGTGTACCGAGGATACGGTAGCGACTAACAATCGATTGAATACGAACGGCCCATGCCTGATCGTTGTAGATTGTGTCGGGGTTGGATTCGATATGAATCTTCAGAGTCAGACCGCCTGTTGCGGCTTTGATCATCTGTTCGCGCTCAGCTGATGTGAACGGATTCTTATATGTACGTGGTTGGTTTGCTGAACCTGTTATGATAACAAGGCTGTCAGTCAATGCAGTAGCACGCTTGATAATCTCAAGGTGAGCATTGTGAAACGGTTGAAAGCGTCCGATGAGGACGAGAGTGCCATATGGTTTTGACATTCTAAGCTCCTTAGAATAATTGGTAGCGCAGAGTCTATCTCTTTGCTTGTGTTAATTATATAGCCAGGCCAACTATAAGTCAACCTGGCTTTTTGTTCATTAATCGAAACTCGACGATGAACTGTACGATGAGTCCGAGCTGCTTGAGCTGTAGGACGAATCGGAACTACTAGAACTGTAGCTGGACGAATACGATGAATCGGAGCTACCTGAACTGTAGGACGACTTCGCTGGCTCTGGTGCAGAGTACGTTTGTACGACTGCTGTCGCAGATCCATTGTCGCTGTAGTCCACTGAGGCCCGCGCTCGATCATGGTCGGTACTCATCATCTGATTAATCAGAACAGCCGCCATGAAGTCTGTTCCGCTATCATCTCTATACGTCGCTGTGGACGAACTAGGTTGTGTTACCACACTTTGTCGAGTGACCGATGGTGACGACTTGATCGACGCTGATGTTGGCACGCCGCCTGCACGCGCTTTTGGCACAGCAGCCATTCGTTCAGTGAACTTATCGCGTGCTTCTTGATTCTTGCGATCCACTTCTTTGGACTTATTGACCATCGAGCGGAGCTTCATCAAGATTCCAACCAACATGGCCGCGACTACGACCATGAGGACAATCGGTAAGATGTCTGCTAATTCCATGATGTTACTTCTTCAAGCTCATCATCATGCTAGCGCCATTGCCGTTGACTACAGTCTCTGGCAAACGACCATCCCACTTTTCAATCTCTTTCAACTTGACGTAGTTGTCGCCGCCTTGTTGGCTAATAGCCTGAGCTTGAATCTGAATAGCCTTAGCTTCACCCATAGCTTCTTCAATACGTGACTTTGCTTCCACTTTGATACGCTCGAGATCTTGCTCAGCCTTCAATTTATTCTGTGTAGCAATCACTTTTGCTTCGATCGACTCTTGATAAGCCTTGCTGAAGCCGAAATTAACCAAGCTGATGCTGCTAACCGTAATGTTGAACGGTGCCATCTTGCCTTGCAGTTGTGTCAAAATGTCGTTGGAGACAGATTCACGCTTTGTAATCAGTTCTTCGCTGGTGTAATGACCAGTAACCGACTTGAATGCTTCGTTGATACCAGGGCCAAGGACCTTCTCATCGACGTTGAAACCAAATTCTTTGTAGATGTACGGTACTTTTTGTGGATCCAAGCGGAAATTGACAACGATGTCGGTATGAACTTGTTGCAAGTCCTTAGTACCTGCCGATGCATTCTGCAATTGAGCCTTCTGCAAGCGGACATCAATCGTTTTTACATCACTGATCGGGTTAACAAAGTGCGTACCCTCGACCAGCACCTCTGGATTGACCTTACCAAGCGTCACTTGCACGCCAACTTTACCTGCGCTAACGATCGTAAACGACTCGAATGCAAGGTAAACAGTGAAAAACACCACACCGGCCAGCAAGCCGAGCTTACCGCGCTGGAGAATAAACCCTGCTGCAACGATCGCAATCGCTACTAACAGGAAAAATGCCATCATAATCATAACTAACTCCTTTAAAAACTCAATTGTCTTCAGTTTCGACTGACCAACCAACACCAATATGCTTCAACACAACACGTGCCAGCATAATTTCACCTGCATACTCGCCAATCTGGAATGCATCATCTACATTTCCGCCAGCATAATCATCGATGATCACGTCTTCGTCAGCGTCGTCATAGAAACATCTGGTACTTGCAAGCGTTACCAGCTTTGCAATCATCTTTTCACTTAGTTGCATTTCGCTCATTCTCCAATTCAAGGACAAACTGCATTCTCTTATCCGACCAGCCGAGCATTTGTTGTGCTAGTTTGGTCAGTGCTTGGCCATATGGCCCGTCGAAGTCGTGGACGCTTCCGCCTTCTGGCATCAATCCGCGTTCTACCACTTCGTTGTTATAGTGCAGACGCATGCATTCATTGTCAAAGATGTCTGCATCGACGTGTAGGTCTAGCCAATCGCCGCGCAATTTCTCCATTGCATACAAACGGCTGCGATTGGGATCAACGACATACGGAGCAGATCCACCATAGCCGCCGTTGCGAGAGCGGCCATTACGCAGCCACTGATACCGCTCGGCGTTTTCTTCTGCTTCAGTCATTGCGACTCAGTTTATAGTCGATCAACGTAATTCCTGCCCACATACAAGCAATGATAAACGTGATGCCCGCGCCGAACTTATAGTCAACGATCAGGACAGTCACCCAACACGCAAACAGAACGCCCATAGCAATCAGCACCCTCAGCGGCAACGCCGCTATTTTTTTCCGCAGAGCGCCCATTTCCGCAGCACGGTCCAGACCAGCGCTATTTTCTTCTTCCATCATTTCACCTCTTTAACACAATTTCGAACAATCGCTGTATTGAAGCAGTACTCCGCATTGCCCGCTGAACGTGCTATGCAGTAGTCGGATTCAGTTTGCACCTTGATGAACTGCTTTTCGTCGCAGCGGTGTGTCGTTGGTGCATTCTTCCAATCAGGATACACAGTGTGCATTCCGTCCTTATCAACAACCTTCACGCCTCCGCCACCGTCCGGACCACATCCAGTCAGTAGCAGCACAAGTGCAGATAGCACCAGCTTATTGATCATATTCATCATCCTCTTCCTTCACCAAATCATTCAACGCCTCGATGCAATCAATCACGCCCTGACTGTAGTTGTCGTGGTATCGTGGAACATGTGCATTCATTTCAGGAAGCTGAGCAGCGGCATGCATGACGACTGCTCGCACAAATGCCGATAGTGTATCAGTAGATTCAAACACCCACGATTCGTTACCGTCTTCATCAACGCGGTGTTCGCCGATCACTTTAGCGAGCGCAACAAATTGATTATTCATTTTTGCACCTTCCAACATACAGCCGGAACGCGGCCCCATCCAACATACTTCTCATTGTATTGAGCCGCTGCCTTTTCACATAGCTCCGCGCTACGGAATTCAATCGTTGGCTGCATCACACCGTGACCATTCGTCATCATCAGTGCCCACATAAACAGTGTAGGTGTCATTCTTTCTCCATCTTTGCTAGTGCAGCAACTTGCCCAACGATTCCACGAACATCAAAGTGAACGTCCTGCATATCAATAGTTCTCCTCACAAGAGGCTCAATCTCAGAACACAACCACGGTACGTCGGTCTCTCTAGAACGGTGCTGCGCTAGCGCCTCTTGCTGAGTATACAAGCCAGCATCATCCAGATCTGTTGTGTACCCACGTCCGCCCGCACGCCACCACACAACGCAGTTGCCGATGTATGATCGTGTATCTTGAATGTAGTATAGGTTTTCCATGTCAGCATTCTATCAGTACTTGTTCAGAACAACAACAGCGATTGGTCAGCGAAAGTTTCAGAGGGCGATTTTCGCGCGGAAAAATTTTTGAAGCTCGTGTTTTGGAAAAGTTTTGAAATCCCGCCCCCCGCCGGAAAAAAAATTCAGAACGAAGTTTGAACATCCTGGATTTCCGGCCACCGCTGTAACCCCCTTATAGAAACCAGGGTGCTACTAAATCGCCCCCCAGCCCGTCTCTGAGGCGTCCTGCTCTGGGCAGCACGCTCTCAGCTCAGCACTCAGCCCTTGCGAGCGTTGTAGTAGTAGGTCGTAGCACCAGCGAGCGTCATGTTGAGCTGGCTCTGAATCTGTGCTATAGTGGCAGCCTTGTCGCCGTTGCATTGCTTGTAGATTGCAGTAGCGAGCTCTTGCTTGGTCGGTCCAGCACCCGGCACACGCTTAGCCTTCTTAGCCTTCTTCACAGCGACAGGCTTAGGGGCAGCTGGTTGTTCAGCCTTTGGTGCAGGACGCTCAACACGATCACGATCTGCCCACTTAGCAGCCTTCTGGTCTTCCGGAAAGCCACCGTACGGCACTCCGATCTCTCGTTTGTTGTCCAGCAGCCACTCATTGTAGTGTGCCAGCTTGCGTGTCAGGTAGTCGCTATGTGCGTTGTGTGTCATGGTCTAAACTCCGTTTGAAAAAGATCCCCCAGCACGTGGCCGGGGGATTAAAGGCAACAACATGCCCAGGAGGAAATTAGGATAACGCCTTCTTCGTTGCGTAGAAGTACGAATTGGCACCAGCATCAGTCATGTTCAGCTGGGTCTTGAATGCTTTCAGTACTGCATTGCGGCCTTCAGCAATATGCGTCTTGTACAGTACCTTTGCTAGCTCACGCTTGCTCGGTGCAGCACCTTCCTTGCGTGCAGTACGTGGTCGGGCAGCCTTAGCCTTCTTGGCAGGCTGGTTCAGTGCGATGTCAACCAATGCTTGCAGAGGGTTGAATGCAGGTTGTGATTCAGGGGTATTCATAGAGATCCGATGAGTAACAGAGTTATTATACTGGGACTACAGAATTAGTCAACAGCGATTTGTTCAACTTCTGCTTCCAGCTCAGCATCCTCTTGAGGAGCGTTCGCGTAGTGCACAAGTGAGCTGGTCACCTGTTGACCGGCCAGGAAGTATTGCTCGACAATTGAGCATGCGATGTCGGTGCTCTGTGGTGTAGGCTTGCTCTCGCATCCGATTGACAATTGGCAGACGAGGAAATCAAAGTTGTTCATAATGTGCTTTCAGTTGTGTTTGTGATGTGTCCAATTATACGGGAATCTGAAGTTTGGTCAACTGATTCCCATACAAAGAAGAAGGTTATTCGGTGACTGCTAACTGTTCTGGGATTTGAACGGAGACGATCTTGCGTCGATTGAAACATCCTTCGAATGTGTAGCACTGCCAGCCGAACTGCTCGTTGTAGATGTACGCGTAGTCGAATCCTTGCGTCAGAGCCTCCTCTACAGATGAGTACTCCTCGTAATCGCCTGTGTGAAAGAGATCTACCAAGCCGTCACCGTCCAGTCGTCGGATCTGGCCGTTACCGACGAGTCCTTCGCACTTGTGCATTGAGTTGTGATGCTCGTTCAAAACCATGCCGGTGTGGCTGGGGTAGCCATCGTAGTGACAATAGATGCCACGTACACCAGATGCGATATTGTGGCCGATGAATGATCGTGTTGACATTTCAATACTCCTGTTGTTGTTGACTCAATTATAAGGGCAGTTGGATAATTGGTCAACCAATACCCAACCACCCCGTCAGCTTATTCTTCGTCGCAATCGTAGTCGTCTTCCACATACTCTTCTTCCGTGGAATCCGTGTCGATCATCACGTTGCCGAATCGCATCATGCCGTCCTCACACTCGCAATTGAATGGTTGTGTGAATTCAACGATCTGACCACCGGTTGTGAAGTTGTCTTCCACTGAAAGGTCAAGGAAGTCAACAGCAATCAGTCCAATCAGTCCAGCATCGACGCTGTAATCACGACCACGATTGTCGTAGTATGTGCCGTCACCGTATGATGTGCTAAAGGAAACAAAACGACTACCGTTGTTCAAAGTGAGCTCACCTTGATTGCAGCCCATGTCTGTACGGCCTGCAAACATCTTGTCACACACCTCATCCCACTTCTCGTGCATCACGTAGCACAAGTCGCCGATGTAGTACTTGCCTGCTGGGAACCATTCTGTTGAAACTTTGCTCATCATATACTCCTGTTGTTGATGACTCTATTATAAGGGCACTTGGGCACTCGGTCAACTAATACCCCTACGGTGTGTAAGGGTATTAAGCAACCGTTGACTTATTATTCAACCTCCTGCACATTATTAGGATGCACAACGATTGTGTCGATGAATGCCTTACGGTCTTCTGTCCACTGGCCTTTGTCCAAGCGGATGATGTATGCTGGGTGCATAGTGACGAAGTGAGCAGACTCATAGAATCCGTGCCCGACAACGGTGCCCTCGCACTCAACATTCTCGATGACTACTTTGGTTCCAACTTTAAACATTACTCATCCTCCTCAGGTGTCTCGAAGTAATCGTTGATCTCTGCAAAGCGCTCAACGTCCGATTCCATCATCCATTCCAATAAGTCACGTGCCAGCTTCTCCCAGCTCACAATTCCGTCTTCTGCCATGTCCACCAGCTTTGCTGATGCTCGTCCTGCTGCCATATCATTCTCCTGTTGTTGATGAGTCAATTATCTGTGAGATCGTCAGTCTGGTCAAGCAATACCCAACCAGAATGTAAGCTCTTAGATGAAGTCGAATGCAAACTCTGGACCGACTTTGCTGACGACCACACCACAGCCCAATGCCTCACGCAAAGCTGTCTTGATCTTCGCTGCGGTAAGCGAGTCGCATCGTACGAACAGCGAACCGCAGTAGAAGTTGCTTTCGCTCTTAGTGACCGTCTCGACTGCTGCATGTGCAGCTGCTGCAAATTCATGTTTGTTCATCGTATACTCCTGTTGTTGATGACTCTATTATAAGGGCTGTGCAGCCTTTGGTCAACAAACGAAAAAAAAGCCCGACCAAAACGATCGGGCTTTCCGGGAGCTGTTGACCTGTTAGGCTGGAACAGCGTACTTTCGTGAAGGACGGCCGATCGGGCAATCTTCCAACGTTGTGATGTCTTGCGACACTGGGATGAAGTACTTGGCAGGGTTCATCTTGTTGGTGCGCTTATCGAACGTCACCTTCTTGACAACCGGAGTTCCGGTCTGACGGATGGCTCGTACAGCATTGCGGATGTGCACTTCTGATGTGTCAAACTTAGAAGCGAGCTGGCTGTTCGTGAAGCCTTTGCCAGTCTTGGTCAACAAGTTGAACAGCTTGTTGGGGATACAATTCTTGTACATGTGAGGATACTCCTAGTGGTTGAAAAATGGATTACAGAGCGGCTTTGACGTTGTAGTAGTACGTGTTGGCCATAACTTTGCTCATGCCCAGCTCGGACATAAACTTGCCCATGATGTCTGAACGCTTGGCGTCTTTGTTTGCAGACATGATGTTCATTGCGAGTTGTTTCTTGGAAACCTTTGTTTCCTTAACAGCAGCTACCTTTGCCACTTTTGTTTCCTTGGCTACGGCCAGCACTTTTGTTTCCTTAGCAGTTGCTTTGGTCACGATCTGTGCAGCGACTGGCTTCTTAGCACGTGAACGTGGCTTAGCGGCTGTCTTAGTTGCGGTGGCTTTGGTTGCGATTGCTTTGGTCATGATAAAAATCCTATTCAGTTTGTGTGGAAAATCAATTGTATGAGCACTTGCTCAAGAGGTCAACGGGTTTGGTCAGAATTGAGAATCATATGCTTGTTGCAATTCCTCCTTCTTTACTGTATGATAACGGACTGTCGTTCTGTACAGCGCGTCAGGATACTCCACACCACGGTCGATGTAAAGATTGAGCAGAGCGAGTGCAGCTTCCAATTTGTCAGCCTCCTTCTCCTCTTCAATCGCATCTTCGACTGATGCACAGTACGTGTGATACTCAACGTGGAATGAAACAGGATCGCACTTGCGCAAGATCGTACCGTTACCAAACCAACGACCGAGGACGGATGTGCTGCTCTCGTTCAACAGCTCTTCAAATTCATGTTCTGTAATCATATCATTCCTTTGTGTGATGACTCAATTATCTGCTCAATTGGGCACTCGGTCAACGAATACCCAATCAAACCGTACTGGTATTATTCAGCTGTTGACTTTATTCGGAAATTGCTGTCCGATGTGAGTACTCAGCTAATTTGGCAATCAGTTCCTTCTTGGAGATCGTGCTGCCAGCATGATAGAATTTCGTTTTCTCCCGGCGAGCGACTGTGACTTCAATTGCCCAGTTGTCTGCTCGGCGGAAAGCGCGTACGGATTTGCCTGTGGTGGCCATCTCATCTACCAGCAGAGTGGCAGCGACATCGCCCAATCGCTCATCAGCTTCGAATGCAGCCGCTTGTGCAGCTCTCTCAGCCTCATGCTCAGCTCGGTCGATCGCTCGTTGAGCTTCGTATGCAGCTTCTAGCACGGGCACGTTCATCTTGAGCATCTTGCCGACATCGCACATGGCATCCATTGCCGCAGCGAAATTCTTGTATGCATCCATATCGTCTGCCACCTCGTCCGTGTCGCGGCCGCCGGAGGAATTGGATATCGTAAACTTCCAGCCCCTGCCGAAGTCACGGCTGGCATATAGAGTGACCGAATCTCCGCTCCAGAATCCAGTCACCTTGCAGCGAATCGAACCCATTCCGTTGCGACCGATCTGCTCCAGATCATACTCAGCGATTTTATACATCATCTACTCCTGTTGTTGATGACTCTATTATCTGTGACTTTGGTCAACTGGGCAACACATACCGTACTGAACTGTAAGGTTATTATTGCCCTGTTGACTTTTTACGTGCGAGTGCCTTTGAAATCGAATGTCAGATCGACCACAGCATCGTCGAGTGCATATGTGCCATCGTCGTTGCGTGCCATTGTCATCGATTTGATAGCAGTCTTGCAGAATTCTGGATCAGCGATTACTGCGTCGACGGATGCACGCAAACAGTCGATGTAGTCGGTGAACATGTCTTTTGTGCATTCGCGTAGTGCTTGTGCAGACAGCAAGCCTTCGATTTCAGCTGTTGTCATTTTATAATCGGCGCACATGTCGATGTGCCCCTCCAGCATGCTTAGCATCATCCACGCAGCGACTAGTTTCGGATTGTCGAATACTTTCATCACCGTCTTCGATACCATGTGCGATGGTGTCTGGTCGCTGCCGATTGGCTGATTCTCGATTTTCAAATTGACTGTCATTTCATCTACTCCTGTTGTTGATGCGTCTATTATAACGGCTCACAAAGTTTGGTCAACAATTATTTTAATTCCTGACCAAACTGTAAGGTTATTGATTTTGCAGTTGACTGATCATCGATCTTGTTGTAGTAAGTTGCTCACTCAGATACTGAGCTTGCTTTTTGTGACCAATAGCACTCGAGCGTTCGATTGCTTGCAGCAGCATCCTCTCAGATCGCTGCAGGGAGATGATTTGGTTGAATTGTGCGAGTGGCATGTTGACTTTACTCCGAGAATGGGTTAGTGTTATTTGCTTGTTCTTCAAACACGTCGACCAGCTCATCACAGAGCCCCATCGCTGTGTTGCCCTGTGAAGTCAGCCCAGCCGCGAACAGCTCATTATAGATCTCGTCTAGCTGCTCCAGAATCTCGTCTGCGCGCTCTTGTGTGATTTTCTTTGCCATGATATCTCTCCAGCTGATTAAAAGTGAGGATTTTGTTTCTCGTGGCTGCCCAAGCTCATTGTCCAGCCCTTCATGCCTGTCTTGTGGTAGTACTCACCGCTCTTGGTGAACTTGTCGCCCTGGTCGGTGTGAATGAATCGTGCAGTGATTTTCACAATCTTACCAGCAGAGTATCGGTCACCGTTGAAACCGTAGCCCACCTCATCACCAATCTTATATGTCTGTGTCATGTCATACTCCTGTTGTTGTTGCGCCCAGTATAGCACAATTCAAATCTCGGTCAACGAATAACCCTACACCGGGCAAGGTTATTCAGTAACCGTTGACTTCTTATTCAGTTACGTGTAAGCGGCGCACGATGATGTTGCCACCCCAGCGAGCATCGAAACGCTCTTTCACAATTAGCTTGACTGTGCAGCCCATCACTTCGAGCATTGACTTAGCATGGTAATACTCAGCCTCACCCCAGCCCCAGACCTTCAAGCTGCGGCGGCCATCGGCCATCTTGTCATTAAATATCACGTGACCCTTGCCAACGGCTTCACACACCATGCGTGCTGCTGAACGTGTCTTTGTGCTCATGCTAATACTCCAGTTGTTGTTGATGAGCTCAGTATAGCACATTTCAGACTTTGGTCAACATTTATTTTAATACCCTACTAGAACGTCAGGACATTATTAAAAAGTTGACCAACCAGAACATCTGGATGTATAATAGAGGCATTCGAAAGCAGGACTGGGATGGACGGCGGCTGCGCGCCAAAGCAATTCCAGCAAACTTCGGGATCCTCCCGCTACCCATTGTACACCATTTTTCAACTTGGTCAACAGAATCCCTACCAATTTGTAAGCTCATTATTCAGCTGTTGACTTGTGCGCTTGGTCATTGTACAATGACAAACCTTCGAAATGCATAGGAAATCGATCTGGAAACAAAATAGCCACTCTGATACTAAAATGCCATATATGGGTCTTTATAGCTGCTAATGGGCTATAATGGCTACTGTATGGCTAATTGTAGCTACGGTGACACTTTCGTGCTACCAAGTAGCAAAGAATATCCATGTGCATAACGTTATGCACAGGTTATGCACAGAGTAGCACTTTCCAGCCACCGAGTAGCACTTTTGAGCCATGGCACTTTTTTGCTACGGGCTAGGATGTGCTGCACAGGGCTGGAAGTAGCTAGTTTGTGTCCAGAAAGTTATGCACAGGTTATCCACAGGATACTCACAAAGTTATCCACACACAGCAGAACAGGAAGCAGCAATGGGCTACGTCGTATTGAATATTGATCCAGAGCAGCGCAGCAAGTACCAGGAACGTCCTGGACTGGAAGGACCGTTCTGGAGCCGAGCTGGTCAGGTGTACTACTATGATCCCAAGGCTGGGCAGTACTATAACCCTCAGAGTGACTTCTACATCCCCGCAGCAGAGTCACATGAGCTGTTCGACTTAGCGTAAAGTTGTTCACTTTCGCCTGGGGATTTTTTCCTCAGGATTGTACTGTGGCCGTTGTACTGTGCTGAGACGTGCTGGAATCCAAAGTACGTTTGGCCAAAATCTGTTTGGATGTTCTAGTACCGTGCAGGATGGTACAGTGTATGTGCAGCGTATATCCAAAAGTCGTTTGGCCAAAATCTGTTTGGATGTCCTGAGTTATGCACAGGTTATGCATAGGGTTTAAACGCGTCAGAACCGTGCAGAAGCGATCGCGAATCCTCCTGGTACTCCAGCGTGTCCTGCGTTTAGATCACGCAATAGACGCCACGTGATCCAGGAAGTTTCAGCGGAATTCTATACATTTCCCACATCTTTTTCCGCACAAATTGCATAACCTGTGCATAACTTTTGGTCCGAGAGTTAAAAGGACGGGCGAATCCACCAGCGAATCCAAAATCCTGTTGGATGTCGTGATAATCCAAAATGTGTTTGGCCTAGGCCCGGACGTAGGAAGAGCCCCTATGCGGAGCTCCCTATCTGTTTACTTCTTTGCTAGCTTGTCTATTACTCTACTCTGTATCTTTATTACTTCTGTTACTGTATCGTATAGATCATCTATATTTTGTTGTCTCACATTAGCTTCGTACTGTACTAGATTGTATACTGATTCTGTTATATTCTTTAGTACTGCCTTCTGCTTTTGTTCTATTAACCATACTGCGATCATTGTTGATCCCATTGCGGTTGCTAGTGTTATTGTATGCCATACTGTTATTGTATCTGTCATCATCCTATATGTGAAGATGCTGTAGTTCAGTATTGCTAGTGAAATATGGAGTTCTGCTGATGCCAGGACTGTGATGAGGAATTGTTTGATTTTATTCATAATGATGTTTCTTTGTGCTATATGCACCCCATTGGTATTCTAACTGGATATTGTCTGTGCAACCTATCATTCCACGCATTTACATCTGCACCGAGCATCTCCACAATACGGTGGCCACCACCGGACGGTATCAATATCGGATACCACAAATGGTCAACATATCTGATATACGGTCTGAACATTATTTGGCAGCCTTGGGCAAGCACTGTTCAACATCGTTGAGGATGCGTGTGAGCTCGTCAATATTGATCTTTAAGTACGACCGAGTCGCTTCCATAGCCAACCGCTCGCCTTCACTCCACATACAGTAGTTGCCTACCATTCTTTTCAACGCTTCTTCCTTACCAGCAATTGTGTTACGCAGATTGTCTGCTACCGTTTGAATGTTCATAATGTCACTTCACTGATGATTTCACCGGCTAGGATCAATTGCACGCTATGGCGTTGATCATACATCTGACCACCACTAGCGAATCCACCATTGTACACGGAATCTGTCCTAGTGTCAAGCCTAAGATTGTCCCTCAGGTACTGCTTAATCTGATCTTCTAGTTGATTATCCATAATATGAGTGATCCTTCGTTGTGTACGGCGTCCTATGCCCACAAAGACGACATTGTGACCAATACGACGTGTATGCCGTGTCATTATAGCTTCCGGAGAAGTACGAAGATTTCTCTTCCATCGTCCCTTCATGCGTACATTGTGCATACAGTTGCTTCAATTCCAACTGATGCTTCTCAATTACCTTCAACTTACGCTGGATTTGTTGCTCAAACGTCATTCTGTCACTCCGAAATGCTCTTCTATCGCTTCAACTGCGGTAGACAACCCAATATTATAGTCAGTATTTCTCACAGACCTTGTAACGGAATGACGAGTGAATTGTTCTTCTATCGTTTTAATACACTCCTTCACAATCAGCTCGGCGAACTTCTTACGATCGAACACTTCTGCTGTAGAAGTACCGTTCAACCCGCACCTCACAATCTCTGTTGCCTGCTTCTCAAGCCCCCTGATTCGATCATTCATTTCCTACTCCAGCTTGCCAATATAAAAATCTTCGAACATTTCGTGAGATCCGGGATTGACCGCGTTTTTGATAGTGTTGAATGCTCTAGTCAGTTCCTTAATGTCGTCAGGAAACTTTTCAATATGACTCGACACCACATCAACAGTCTTATCTAACCCCCAGCCTTGAACGCAGACGACCGCATCCTCAATCTGGGCCTTTAGTTTTTCAGGCGTGGACACATCATACACACGAATGTCACCATAAGATTTCCAAATCAAAATATTCATTCTGTGATCCCGAAGTGTTCCAAGATGCCCGCTGGCCCATCATATGCCAACGATGCACATTCCCGCACAATCAGCTCAGCAAACAACGTTTCATCGAAGACCACTCGGTCAAATCCGTTGTCCGCACCATGCTCAACCACGGTCGCTTGATCGGCCAATTGCTTAATTATTTCGTTCATTGCCACTCCTCTGGCTCTGGTATTGCTGAAACAAACTCCCAAAGACCGTCTTCCTTCAACTCATCAATTATATTCTGCAATTCGCCAAACTTGCTCAGTTCGGTAAAGGATCGTGATCCAGCATCATATACTCTAACTATCCACCACTGTTCGTTCACTTCAGCCCCAATGCCAAAAACACCTGGCCAGCCGACAACAACATCATTGCTGCGAGGAACCTAAGAAGAGGCACCTCATGCAACAACGCACCAGCAACACCAATAAACAAACAACCAATAAAAATCAACATTACTTCACTCCAAAGTGTTCTTTAATCTGCTTAGCAGGGAACGTCGGCACTTTTGAATTGTCCGATAACCACGACAGACTACCAACATTCACACACTCCTGCACAATCAACTCAACAAACATCTCCAACTCATGTGGATAGAACATTACTGCCTTTGGGTATATGCCATTTGGATAGTGTCCGCCAGCTTGCTCAGCCAATTCTTTGGTCAGTTCGTTCATTAGTACAATCCAAACGTATCTAATCCGAAGTTGCCTCTGATCAACTTGGATGCATCTAGGAACGTCTCACCAACGATAGTACCAGCACCACCAGCACGCATTCCATTATCTGCACACACTTTAGTACAATCTTGGATGATCAACTCGGCGAACTTTTCTGTATAACCAGCAGGAATATGTGACGATATTGGAAAATTAGTATTATCCATCGCCCAGAGTTTAGCCTGCTTATCAAGTTCTTTAATTCGTTCGTTCATACTTCCTCCACATCGACGCGAACAATTTTATCAGCACCGATGCTTTTATATGTAAGAGCCATCTGGGCATATTGTCCGGCAATAATCTTAGCCTCTTCATGTTGAGCCTGTTGGTCACCATCAAGTACAGTGACACGAATCTTGACAGTAATGTCGAATTGTTTCATTCTCCAACTCCGAA